CAGTGACCACAGGCACAACCCTTTCCTTGATGATAAAATACACGAGAAGATAGAAGCGATTGAGGATGCAGAATTGTGGAAGGTATATGCTAGAGGACTGACAGGCAAATTAGAAGGAGTTATCTTTAGGGATTACAATGTTATTTCAAATGTAAGTACTGATGCCAAACTAATAGGATATGGATTAGACTTTGGGTTTACTAACGACCCTACTGCCCTTATTGCAGTTTATAGCCAAAGCGGAGAATTGGTATTGGATGAATTGATATATGAGAAAGGTCTTTTGAATGTTAAGATTTCGGACAGAATGCGAGAATTGTCAGTAGCAGGAAGAATCATTGCAGATTCCGCAGAGCCTAAAAGTATCTCGGAGTTGCAAAATTACGGATGGATGGTGGAACCTGCCTCAAAGGGAAGGGATAGTATTAAGCAATCAATCAATGTGCTTAAACGCTACAAATTGAACGTAACACAAAGAAGCCACAACCTAAAGAAAGAACTTAATAACTATAAATGGAAGCAAAATAGGGATGGAAGGCTTGAAAACGAGCCTGTGGACTTCCTTAACCATAGTATAGATGCGGTGCGATATGTGTGCTTAAATGCCCTAAACAATGTATCTGAGGGCAGATATAGCTTTGTTTAAGCTATTGTAAATCAATAAGTTATACTTTTTTGGAACTTTTTGGTGCTTTTAGGCAAGACCTATGGCATTTCTATCTAATTTTAAGATATAAATAAAAACCTATATTTTATGAACATCAAAAAATTAGAACAAGACAATGTATTAGTTAATTCCTCAGTACAAAGCCTAAGCGAATTGACAGGATTAAAAACTATTTCAAGCAAGTCTAAGGCAATTATTTGCGAGGATGAAATAGTAAATGTAGTTAGTAATGCCTATGCTCACTTACCTAATGAGAATTTTTTCTTAGCGGTAGAGGAGAAGTTAATCAATGCAGACATTAAGTATTTAACTAGGTCTATTAATAATAACAATAGGCAGTTTGCAGTTGATTACATATTAGAGGATGAAAGCTACCATGTAAATGTAAAAAACAAAGCAGACAAAATCAAGCCAATGCTTAGGTTTGTAAATAGCTATGATGGCTCTTGCAAAACCACAGGCAATTTTGGTTTCTTTAGAGAAGTTTGCTCTAATGGTTTGCACGTTAGCCAAATTGATATAGGCTTCTCGGTTAAGCATATTGGGCAGATAGCTGAGGTGGTATTACCTAAGATGGATGAAATTATAGAAGTATTTATGAAAAACGAATACTATGAAATCCAAAAGAAATTTGAGGTATTAGCAGAAAGACCTATATATGATTTAGAGGAATTTGTGCAAATAACTGCAGAGCATTCCAACTTATTTAAGTTTGAAACAAGCGAAAAGAACCCTGAACCTAGCAAAAAGGCTCTTAGCGTAATGGAAATTATCCAAAATGAAGCTCAAAACCTAGGGGTTGCTCCTAATATGTGGCTAGGATACAATGCTTTTAACGAGGTCTTACATAGTATGAATATGAGAAATTTCGATGTCAAGAGAAAAATTGATGCAGAAATATTTGATTTCATAGTAGAGAATAATTAATTTTAAGAATGAGGGGGTTGAAATATATCCCCTCAATTTAAAAACCAAAAACAAACTTTATGGCAAACAGATTAAAAACTAAGGAAGAAAAGCAATTAGAACATTACGCAAGGATGAACGAGCAATACAAGAAAGAAAGCCTAGGAATGGGATGGTTCTTTGTAATTGTTATTGGAGCATTATTATTTACATCATTAATTGAAAACCTATAGTTATGGCATATTCATCTTGTTGCGGAGCAGAAACCGATATGACTGAAATTGATATTTGTCCTCAATGTTTAGAACATTGCGATTGGGAGGAAGAAGATGAGGAGGAAATAGAAGCGGATAAGGAAGCAGAAAACCAAATTGACCAATCCAAAATCTATAAGCATGAATAGGCAACAAACTTATATTACTACCTTAGAACTAGAGAACGAAATACTAAGGGATAAGGTAAAAGCATTACAAGCACAATTGAAACCCTATTTGGATGCTGAAATAAAACGAGAGGAATATCTAAAAAAGAGAGATGAAATAGATGTAAAACTTGCTCAAATGTTAGGTAACTTCCATAATAAAATGAAATAAAAATATACCACCTCAAGAAATTTTTAATATTAAAAAATAACAAACGTAGTAATTTGGGGAACTTGGGGTGGTTTTTTAACTTATGAAAATATTAACCTTTATCTATCAACTAGCAAAATTTATACTTATAAGTATGCCATTGGCATTTTTATTGTATATATTTGCACATACATACTTTGAAATTAAAAGAATATGTGGCAACAAATAACCCTTTGGCAATATCAGCAGATAATTCCTATCATGACTAAACCTGATAAGGATTGGACTGAGATAGATGTGGACTATAAACTAATTTCTATCCTAACAGGTATGACACAATACCAAATAGATAGTTTGCCACTAGAAGAATTAAAAAAGGAAAGGGCAAAGCTAAAGTTTCTAAAGGAGGATATTACAGGTAAGCCTGTTAAATACATTCAGGTAAATGGTAGAAGGTATCGAGTTATTTATAACGTAAAGGATATGCCTTTCGCTAGGTATATTGAAAGCAAGGTATTTGGTAAGGATGTGGTAGGCAACCTGCATAAAATATCCGCTTCAATGGTTATGCCTCAAAAAAGGAATTGGCTAGGCAGATGGGTAGATGATAACTATGATGCAAGTAAACATGAACAATATAGTTTAGATATGCAGGAAGCCAAGTTTGTAGATGTATATCATACGTTGGTTTTTTTTTATCAAGTATACAGAAATTGGATAGAAGTTTCAAAGGATTATATGACGGAGGAGATGGCGAGGATGGGGATGACACAGGAGGAAGCGGATTCGGTGGTAACGCTTTTATACGCATCTTTGGATGGCAGTATACCGCAAGGCTTATTGCCGAGCAGGAAAATATCAGCGTTAAAGCAGTATTTGAAATGAGTACAATAGAAGCACTTAATACAATGGCATATATGAAAGCCAAAAGCAGTTATGATAGAGAACAAATGAAAAGATTAAGAAATTAAGGCTCCCTTACCTTGATGTTTGACATAGAGTGACCTCCGCTATTTCTATAGTGGGGGTTTTTTATGTGCGGTATTTCATACTTATTTGGCTATTTAAAGGTATGAGTGAAGCAAAGGCACAAGCGAAAGCAATAGCAGATGGATTTCTAGCATCATTAGGCGAGAAGTATGATGTCTATACTATAGGCGAATACCCAACCTTTGAGCAGTTAATGCTATACTATGGAGCATTGTTTAACCAAGTAGCAACTGAGGAGTTAGAAAAGGCAGGAGCAGTAGCCACAGGTGCAATTACTGAATTTTTATCTCCTAAGGTAACTAAGTTTGGTACTAATTATGAAATGGTATTAGGATATGATAAGAAAAACCCTGCGGCAGTTTACTATCGTTTTGTAGATAAAGGTGTTAAAGGTGTTGGAGGATTAAATGCAACACCTAAAAACGTATTGAATAGTCCTTATAAGTTTAGAAGTCCATATCCTAATGAGCAAATGATTAAGTCATTGGAGGAATGGTATAAATTGGGTAAGGTAAAGGTTAGAACTGAAAGTCAAAAAACAAAGCTATCAGCATCTCAAACTAAAAATAAAAAAATAAGTCAAATACCACAAAGACTAACTTTGCGAGATGTAGCTACAATGACTGCCTTTGCGATTAAGAGAGATGGTTTAAGGACAACTGATTTCATAGGTAAGGCTAAGGCTAGAGTATTTGATAAGGATTTTTATGAAACAATGACACTTGCATTCGCTAGAGATGTAGATTTACAAGTAAAACAAATGGTTAATAAAACAAACAATAATGGCTATAACAATTAGTAGTGTTCCTGCAACATACGCATCCATGCACGACGACCTTTGGTTTGTAGCATCCTCTAACAATAGTGGAACTACTAACTTTAAATTTGTATATGATGTATACATAAATGGCTCACAGGTAACTAGAAGTAAGGTATTCCCTGCTCCAAGTGGGGAGGGTTCTTATGGGGTATTTAACGCTTCTCCTATGGTAAGGGCATATATTAGCAATTACTTTGAACCTTCAGGCAGTAGCGTATTAGTAGCTTCTAATGATAAAATTAAGGTTGATTACCAAGTAAGAATAGGCGAGGAGGTAAGCGGTGCGGTAGTTGCGGATTTAGCAAGTGGTAGTTATTCTGCTTACAATTATTATGCTCCATTGTTCGGAGATATATTTACTGAGAATAATGAGATACCATTAGTTCTATCGGATTATTACGATAACTTACTAATTGAAAATTACACAGATGATTGGTTATGTGATAGAGATAATACTGACATACCTATTGAATATGGCGACCAATTTTTTATTAGCTTCCTTAAAATTACAAGTGGTAGTTATAAATTATGGGTAGAAACCTTAAATGAAAGTAATGCGGTACAGGCAACTGCAAGTGGAGATATAACAATGGCAGGTCAGTTTAACTTATTTAACTTTCAGGCAGGAGCAATAAATGAATGGTCAGGAACAACATTAATAACAGAAAACACATACGCATACAATGTTTACATTAGTCGTGGGGCGGCAGTTACTAGGGTATTACGATTCAGGCAAGTATGTAACCCCAAGTTTAGACAATATAACTTACATTTCCTCAACCGACTTGGTGGATATGATACAATGGCATTT